CGCGGATATGCCCGCCTTGGCCGCTTCCATGGCGTATTCCTTGGCCGCCGCGGATGCCTCGCCGTACAGCGTATCAAGCCCGCCATATGACTGCTGAAGTTTTGCGCCCTCGTCGATAGCCGCTTCCATCCCTTTGTAGACGGCTGCACCTACAGCCGCGCCGCCCGCAATCTTTGCGAATGTTCCGACAAAACTGTTACCGGCAGACGTTCCGGCCTTGCCCGCACCCGGCGACACCGATTCTTTTATTTTTTCGCTTATGCCCTCGGCTTTAGGTATGATTTGGACATAAGCCTTACCCAAATCTGCCATATTAATTCTCCGTTACGCTGTTCGCCCATTCCCAGAAGTCTTCCGGCGATTCAAACGACTCATATTCCGATTCTGGCTCAGCACGATTCAGATAAAACCCAATAATCGGCTTTGGACAGTTCCGGCCATTCATGCCGTCTTCTGTCCTGCTCCAAACAAGCCACCGCAGGGAGTCCGCAATGGATGCGAGCAGAATAGTGTTATCGGAATATGGAGTCTTGGACGCCGCACGCTTTACTCTCGAATCGTCCCTCAGACCGACAGCAAGAGTCGCCAGTAGCTTCACTGGAACCCTCTTAATGTCAAATACCCCGTACGTCTCAGCCATATCGCAGGTGAGTTCGTCGGGGTATCTGTGCATTATGTCGGCGAGGGCGATCAGTTTTTTGGGAATGCGGTAATGATCTCAGTAAGCTCACGGAACATGTCAGACGTCTTGATTCTCCCATCTTCCCCACGAAGATGCTCTTTAAGCGCCTCCTTATGCTCTCTTCCAAGCATCTTGTCAGCAAGCTTGCTTGCCATCAATGGATTTTCGGAAAAGTCACCAAGAAGCTCGAGAAACTCGAAATCATCTGCAAGCTCTTCTTTTACTTCGAAATCGAATCCGCTTTCAGTCTTTCCTCTGATCATGTTGTCCCCTTTTTGCCGTACTCGTAATACGGTTTGCCGTTGTCGTCGACCATCGCTGTGATCGTAACGTCATAGGCGACCGCTTCATTAGATTTATACACAACATCACCAATCTCGGTGATCTTTCCTCTCGGGACAACGAGCCTGTAAGATACGCCGCCGCGCATTCTCTGCCAGAACACAAATGCGTGCTCTGTCATCTCATCGCCGGGAGTGATCGCAAGGCCGGTCGTAAGATCTCCTGTGACATTCTCGTCGCCGTTCACGACCTTCTGGACCTCTGCGTTGAGATATTCGATCATCTTGAATTTGATGGTTGTAATATCTTCCTCTTCAGTGATCAGAACGACCTTGCCGCCCCATTCCTTAATGTTGGAAGAGGAGAGCGAGCGGCTTCTGGTCACACCATCCTCAGACAGGAAACCGAGATCTTTAAAAGCGGCATCAAGTGCTGTTACCGCATCGGTCGGAAGTGTGGAACCGACTGCTGCCGCAAACACTGCGCCCTGAGTCCTCGGCTTGCCCGCTGTTACGTTCGTAGCTGTTCCAGCCATGTTTATAGCCTCCTTAGTAATAAATATTGTATAAGCACTGGTAGCGATACCGCTTTGTGCTTGTATCAGTAAAATTCGTGTCAGCTGTCATCTGGCATTCGCTCACATCATCGACATGGTCCGCCATAGCATCCATAACCTCGTGCACATCTTCGTTAAGCTGTGCGGCCCCGAATAGACTTATACTGCTGTATGACTGGATCACGATCGTGGCGAATCGGATATGGTCCGTGATGCTGCCGGCAACCTTCTCCATGACAACAAACTCACACGGCGCATGCTCGGGCACTTCCATAAAAACAGGAGTATCGAGATTGTCACTCAGATAGTCGTATGCGATTTTTTCAATCATCTCTGCCTCCCTATTTCATGCTGAGCCCGGATGCTCCGAGCGCCCTAACGAGAGAATTATTCTTGTAGTTGTCGGCCGCCGCTTTTTTGCTGTCCGGATATACATTCGCAATAGCAACAAACGATGCTTGATGCACTCTGACTCCGTAATCATCGCCCGCCAAGGTTGCAACCGTGTTTCCAGCCTGTTCAAGCACAGACACCATCTCCGGCGATTTCATGAGCTCGTTAAGGCCGGGCAGATTCAATTTAAAATCAACCTTACTCATATCGCTCCACCTGTGCTTTCTTGTTCCACGACAGCGGAATGAGCTCTTCCTGTCCACCAACTGGCGTCCCGATTACTCGGTATTTGCCGGCAGGGAAATCAGCAGGGAGCTCCACGCGTCTGTCTGTCCAGTCGTGTGTATCGCCTTTGGGAATGCCGAGAACGAATGCAAGCCGCTTTCCGGTAAGGTTTAGCGTATCAACAACCTCTTCTCCTGTTGGCTCGCCGATTATGACGTTCTCGATCTCTTGCGCGACATCTTCATACACGGCACGCCCGAACGGATCCACGCCGGTCTGAATCTTGTCATATAAGATTATTGTTCTTCCGGTTGGCTTCCGTCCCATAACTCCATTACTCCATATCTTTGACGCTTAAAGCCGAGCATCTTGCGCTCATTATTCATGAGCGACATGGCAACGCCGCCGCTCGGGATCGCATATGTGCCGGACCACGAATAGCCCAAAGCGCTCTGCGATTCCTGGCTCATCGGTTCGCCTGTCTTCGACTGACGCATAGCACGTCCCACGACGTCGCATGTGATCATCTTTACGACTGATTCATAAGCGGAATCAGATTCGATTTTTGCATCAACATCGACGCCGTATTTACGACCCTCAGCGCGAATCAGGTCAGACACGAGCGGAAGCATTGTTTCCGCCCGCGTCAAATCCTCATCGGTATAGCGCACGCCAGTAAGTGCCTCGAGCTCGCCAAGCGTTACAAAAGCCGCGCCCATTGTTCACCTCTTACGCGTGTGTTCTGGTGATCTTCTGGAACACGCTTGTATCAGCGCGGAATCCGACTTCGATCTCTGCACGAACTGCGAACATGTTGTTCTGCCACAGGGAGATCATTGCGTTGCTGGTGCCGATCGGCAGAGAAGCCTGATTGCTCATGTCAATCTTGATGCCTTCGACAGTGCCATAAAGGGCCTGTGTCCAATCACCCGCGAAGCCGAGAACGTCGGGGTTGCTGGAATCGCCTGCCTTGTAAGCAGCCTTAGCATAGCTGACGGGAGCGCCGAGAAGCCTCGGAACAGCACCTTCAGCGACGTTGTTGATGAACAGCGGACGACCGTCTTCATCGACAGCAGAGAGCATCTCGCCCTTAGCCTGAGGAGACATAGCGAAGCCGTTGAGGATTCCGCCTGCAGTCGCAACGCCTGTGTCGCATGCTACAAGAGCGCTGTAGAAGCTGTTGCCAGTTCCGCTGATTGTCTGAGCGGTCACGCCTGCGAAGGTATCAAAATTGGATCCGGGAGCAGTGCCGTGGAATACGGTTGCATCAAACTTCGCGGCCAGCGCCAGCGGAAGACGCGCGACCAGTGCATCATACAGAGAACCAAGATCTCTCGCGAACTCATCAGAGAACGGAACGATAACGGCGAGTTTGTAAGCCTGCATAATCTTTGTGGAAAGTCCGGGATTGCTGACGGGCTTAGCAGCGGTTTCATCGACCCAATTTGCTTCAGGATCGGAAGTGATCACCGGGATGGTAAGGCCACGGCCCGGGAGCTGAATCTGTCTCGCAAGGCTCATAACTGCGGACTGTTCCTGTGTCTTCTGCAGGATCTCTGCGGAAATGTCAGTGGGAAGTGTAATATTAGTTCTGTTTGTGGAAATTCCAGACATGATAGTCCTCCTTTATTAGTTGTTAAACACTTGAGAAGCCCAAGAGCTGAACTGATCACGGGTTGAAGTCCCCGACGCGTTTTCGGGATTTCCAAGCGGCGACGGACGGTTCTGACTCTTAGCAAACGCCTGATATCCATCGAGGATTTTCTGCGCGTCTGCCTTCCATTCGGTTTCGTTAGTGCCGTTGATTCTTTCCGCCATATCAAGCGGCAGTCCCATGCCGATCGCGATTCTTGTTTTAGCCAGGTCGCTCCTGTATTTCTCGCCTTCGGCAATTTGCGTATCTTTATCGGCAATCATCTGCTCCGTCTTTGCCGCCGCATCTTTGAGGGTTGCGATCTCAGTGTTGAGGTCTTTTGTGAGTACCTCGATATCTTCCGGAGACTTCCAGCCCTTCGCCTTCATCTCCTCTTCGAACTGCCTCGCATAAGACTTGCGGTCGCGATCCAGCCGCGCCTTAATTGCTTCGTCAAATTGTTCTTGAGTTTCAATAACTTTGAATTCTGACATTGCTGTCCTTTCTCCCGATTACCGGTCGGTATCCGTAAAAATTGGTATTAAAAAAGCACCTCCGAAGAGATGCCTTAATAATCAATATGCTGTTTTTTCTTTTCTGCCTTCGTTTCGGAGCACAAGCCGTGCGCAATGATCATGCTATCAAGCAGTGAGATATCGGCGCAATCCAATAACGACCGATACCC